AGTTTTATCCAATGTTTTTTGAAACGTTTCGTTTTCATGGTTTTATTTTTATGATATGTTTTTTATGTGTTCTGTCATAACCCATGCAAACCGTTTCAAATGAGAAACAATTGGGAGTAAATATCTTCTAACGGGATACCGAATTCTTCTGATACCGCCTTTTCTATCCGCCTGGCAGACACAACATGGGCAGGGCATGGTGGATGCTGAACCATCATTTGCTTTTTAAGTCAGAATCGTCTTTCTTTTTTTCTGTCCATTCATGGGGGTCATTGCGAAACGGATTAGCCCCACGCACCTCAGCTAAAACACAAAGGTTGTTCACTTTCTCCAACCATTGTTGCGGCCTGTCTGTCATCTCACGGATTGCGTTCTCGTATTCAAAAATCACCCGTATCAGCTTCCCTTTGCCCATTGGTTTGTTGTATAAAACGTGTTATGGTTTTGATATGATCGTACAACGCCTCACGCAACCCTGTATGCCACGCTGCACTCATCGGCACAATAAACGAAATCAACCGCTCGGTTATCCCGTCTATCTGTATCACTGTCTCCCGTGTGACAGACATACAAAGATAGCGTTTCTCTTTAGGACAATATAGTATAGATGGCATCATGTCAAGTTGCTCTAACAGCCAGATAATATCGCCTGTTTGCTCATGCGGGAAGTCGGCAATTAATTGTGCAAACACCTCCTGCACAAGTGCAGAGCAATCTGTTGTTTTCTGCTTCATCAGGGAACTTAATTCTATTATCTTTTTTCTGTCTGTCATATATCGTGCATTAAGATATTAAAAGTCTTTCGTGCGCAAGCATACCGTGCAACGGTATCGTGTTGGCCATTTCCCTTTACCGCCTGCATATGCCCATAGCCGTATGCCCTTGCCATATTCTGCATCCTGGAACCAACTTGAGCATGTACACGGAGCCATGATGCTCGGTTTTTTAGGGGGTGCTGTCTGATGTTTCTGTTTTGCCATAATTCACTTTTATGAAATTATTTTTCAAGTTCCAATTCCTGCGGTAGCCTTTGCGCTTTTTGCAGGATTCTCTCTGAGATCGCCGTCCACTCATTGCTCAGTCGGTCGTTTTCAATCAACAGGTGAAGGCGTTTATTCTCCACCTCTAATGCCCGGAACTCCGCCTCTATCTTGGATGCCATCGCCAACCGCTCTTTTCTGGCTGCTGTGTGAAGTTGAACATTGTTCTTTGATTCCTCCACCATCGCCCGCACGATATCCTCTTTCGTGCATCCCGCTTTGGCGCAGATTTCGTCTATGGTCATAGCCTTATGTTTTTTATCCGTATCTGTATTCTCCATGTACTGTTTGACAGTTCGTTAAACTCCGAAGTGTCGTCATCCGCCGAAAAGACAACAATTCCTTCTGCGACCTGCGCCAAGACATTGTTTATGCCTTGTGCCTGATCTGTAATCAATGCCTGTGCCTGTTCTTCCGTAAGGGGATCAATTTCCCCGTGGGCGGACACTTCAAACTCTGCCTGTAACAAACAATTGACTTGCATAACTTCAAAATTAAAAACGGGGGCGACAAGGCGGAACAACACGCAAAGAATACGAGAAAAGAACGAGCGCCTCTGCCACCCCCGTATGTCAGCTTGGGCTGTTGACAGGGCAAAATTAAACCAAAAACATGGCGTGGGATCGCCTTCTTAAAAAAGTTTTCAAAAGGGCTTTTGAAAATTTCTGAATAAACCCATTAAACTACAAACAGAAGTTTTTACTTTTGCCGTAAAAATCGTCCTATGGCCGTCATGTCCATGAAGCGGTTTCGCCCGCTTGGAAACTTCGTTTTAGTGAACCCGCACAAAACAGAATCCACGTCGCAAATCATCGCCCCGCCCGGCGCAAAACCCGTGAACGCCTTTATCCGGGCAACTATCGTCAGCAAAGGGTCAAACGTGCAGGAAGTGAACAACCGGGATGTGGTGTTGCTGCCTGAATCAGTAGGACAGCCCATCACCATAGACAACTTCCAATATAAACTCGTCCGCATACAGGATATTATAGCGATTATATGAATCTGACAAAAGAGGATATCGCATCTTTACGCCCCTATGGGAACTTTGTATTGGTGCGAAGTATAGTATCAATGGATACCATTATGCTTGGTGGGGAGAAAATATTTATCGACACATCCTATAAGCCGGAGCACCATGCTGAAGTAATCTGTGAGGTGGTGGCTGTCCCACGACGGCTCGTCTTTGACCGTAAAAGACACGTCGGGGAATCGATGGAATGGCGCTCTGCGATGGAATTGCACAAAGGCGATATCGTCTGGTGTAACTACCTTGCCGTGCTTGACGGGAAAAAGAGATACATGCTCACGTGCGACGGACTAAAATACTTCATGGTGGAGTACCCGCAGATATATCTGAAAAAGAACAAACAGGATATCACCATGCTTAACGGGTGGGTGTTGTGCGAACCGGTTTACAAAGAGAAAGAGCAGGTCGTGGTGGATGGTAAAACTATTGCCCTCCCTTCGGTTACAACGCATAACCAAACACAGGGCATAGCCCGGCATACACAATTCGGGAAGGTGAAATACATAGGACGCCCTGTGAAAGAATATTACTATGAAGATGCAGAAGTAGATGACGACTATATCCGTGTTGGGGATACTGTCATGTTTGTCACGCCGTTCAACCCACGTCTTGAACATGAGTTGCATCATCATTTCGACGGTACGTCGCTGATTGTGAGCCGCCGCAGCCGGATAATGGGGATTGTAGAATTTTAATTCACTAAATAATCAATCTATGAACAAAGTATTTTTAATCGGACATGTAGGGACAGACCCCGAAACGATCACCATGCAGAATGGAGAGATCACAAAACTTCGCCTCGCCACAAAAGAGTTTTACCGGGACGATAAAGGAGTGCGCCAAAGCATCACTTTCTGGCACAACCTGATCTTCAAAAACAACCTATCGGAGGCAGCCGCAACCATGATCAAGAAAGGCATGAAGATTGGCATTGAAGGGGCGATACGATACAGAGAGATCGAAAAAGACGGTGCTAAACAGCGTTTCACGGATATTATGGTGTTCGATTTTGAACTGCCGGCAAAAGAATCTGAATGATGGTAACTTTCCTCGACGAATCCAATAAGGTCTTTTATGCTGTCATAGAAAAGCGGAATATGGGGCGGCAGATGGAAGAGATCAACCGGCAGTTTCCCGGCGACAAAAACATCATCATCATCAACAATGAATCCTACCGGAATGAGAACGGCTATGCAGATATAGCAAGGAAGATTATGGTGGATTATACCATACAAAACCTGGTGTTTTTTGAGCTTTTAACATAGACAAAAACGCTTATTCACAGGTAGGTTTTGTAATACATTATCTTTGCAATGTCAAAAGGGAGTTTGACAACCTAAAACGAGGGAATGAAAGTTAATTTTTTAAAAAATCCGGTAAAAGGTCAGAAGTGGTTTAACCGCCTCCTCGTTGGTGTGTTGAATCGGCATCATCCCATGCCCTGACCTTGCCGGTTTTTTATATGGCAAAAAGGTTTACAGACACAGAAAAATGGAAAAAACGCTTTATCCGTGATTTATCAAAAGACTATAAACTACTTTGGTTGTATATACTTGATGACTGCGACCACGCCGGGATATGGCATATAGATTTAGACGTTGCCAATATACGACTTGGCGTTAATACAACCATTAAAGAAATGAAAATTGCTTTTAGTGATAAAATAATTTTTTTCGATGGGGATGAAAAAATTTTTATCCCAAATTTCATTGAATTTCAATATGGAACTTTAAACCCCAAAAATCGGGTTCACGCATCAATTATTCAAAAATTAGAAAAATACAAAATAAGCCCCTTACAAGCCCCTTATGATGGGGCTTATAATGGGGCTAAGGATAAAGATAAAGACAAGGATAAAGATAAAGAAAAGGAAAAGGATAAAGATGAAGATAAAGAAATTTTTGAAAAACTACTTTCACAACCAAACCTAATAAAACACCTTAAAAAACTTAAACAAGGGGGGCGTCTGAAAATTTTGCCACCGCCAAATCTGGATGAATGGTTACAGTTTTTTACACAAAAAGGGTATTCGGTAGAAATGTGTGGGGCGGAAGAAGCATTTCACAGATATGATGCGGATAATTGGCATAACGCAAACGGCGAGATCATAACTAATTGGCAGAAGACAGCAACAAACTACTTTAGGCCGGAATTCAAAATTAAGCAGGAACAACCACAAAGACTGTCATATAGCATCACTGAAAAAATACCCAAAAATGGAAGTTGACGACTGTATAAATCTGAAAGTACCCCCTCAATCCATTGAAGTAGAGGAATCTGTGTTAGGAGGAATCTTGTTCATAGAGAGTGTTCTTGACATAGCAATTAAATTTCTGAAACCGGAAATCTTTTACAAAGAGGTTCATCAGGTTATTTTCAGGAAGTGTGTAGAGTTGTACGATAAAAACATCCCCGTTGATGCGCTGTCTGTCGCAAATGCCTTGAAAAAATCAGATCAACTTGAACTTATCGGGGGGCGCAGTTATTTGTCAAATCTGATAAACACAAGCACGACAACGGTAAACACAGAGAACCATTGCAGGATATTGCTTGAACAATGGATGAAAAGAGAGCTTGTGAAAATATCATACAAGACAGCCAAAGATTCTTTTGACGACACAGAGGACGTATTTGACACAGTAAAAAAACTTGATGACGGGCTGAGAAACCTTATGGAGACCGTAACAAGCGGTGGCCGCTCGCTATCAGCCAAAGACATTGTTGAAAAGTTTGAAACAGAGATAAAACACCGGGAGAAGTTGGCAAAGAACGGGATAGTACACGGCGTAAAGACAGGACTTGCCGAACTTGACAAGATAACCGGAGGATGGCAGAAAGGCGAAGTTATCACGTTGGCCTCAAGGCCATCTATGGGGAAAACATCTTTGTTGGTTCATTTTGCAAAGAGCGCAGCAGAAAGCGGTACGCCGGTTTGTATTTATAGTTTGGAGATGTCGGATATCTCGTTGATGAGCAAGGTGGTTTTATCTGTCTCAAACGTCAATGTGGATAATCTAAGGTCGGGAAGAATGACAGATAGCGACTGGGATGAATTTAACAAATCAAAAACCATTATACAAAAACTGCCGCTATACATTGACGATAACCCGATTGTATCCATCCGGTATATCCGTGCCCATGCGAGAATCATGAAGAAACGTGGCCTGTGTGGGTTGATAGGGATAGACTATCTGCAACTGACAGATATGCGGCAGGACGAAAAAAACAGAAACAGGGAGCAGGAGGTTGCACAGACATCACGGATGGCAAAAATAATCGCAAAAGAACTTAATGTCCCTGTTTTGTTGCTGTCTCAACTAAACAGAAGGGCAGAAGAGAGAAACGACAAACGACCCATTTTATCCGACCTTCGTGAGAGCGGAGCAATAGAGCAGGATAGCGACATGGTGATTTTTATATACCGCCCGGAGTATTACAAAATTTTTGAAGACAACAAAGGGAGAAGTTTGAAGGGATACGGCGAGTTGATTCTTGCAAAACACAGGAACGGCGCAGTTTGTGATGTCCCCTTTGGCTACAACATGTCGTTAACCAAAATATTTAATTATGACGAATTCAGAAGCGCAAGGTCGGGCGATCCGGACTCTTTTATTGAACCAAAATCAGACTTCCCGTTCTGATGGCACTATGCAGCACCATACATAAGGGGGTGAAGGTGTATTACTTCGGCGACAGGTTCTTCACCTACAAAGGGAAAACATTCGAGATCATCGGTACGGAATCCACCGGGCGTGGCGTGCATGACTGCATCCACACAATACGCTACGGGAGAGAGACCAAAGAGGTGAAGATGACGGATTTACTGAAGAAACTACTCGAAGAGAACCCCGATATCTGATCCTATCTATAGGCAGAAAACCACCTAAACGGTCAGCTTTCCCCATTGACTATTTTTGCATTGTATTTATTCGATGCAAAAATGGTTCGCAAGATAGACCGCTATAACAGCGATGAATATCAGCATATCCGCACCTTAAACCCGGCTTCAAAAGACGAAGCATACTTCCTGAAGAACGCAGAAGCGATCTATTCCGCCTATTTGCGTGGCGCAACCGGTGTCAGCTATGCGGAGGCATATGACTACGAGACGCTACGGCTGTTTGGCGACGGGCGTCAAAGCGAAGAGCGGTATAAAAAGTATTTCACCAGAGAGGAACTCCCCTCACCGGAATCCCCCGCCACGCTTTCAGGCGTGCTGAACTCACAATCCCACGAAGGGAAACGGAAAGGATATTTCAACGTGCTGTGGGATGTGGTCAGTCCATCCTCAAAGATCGTGAATACCCTGATTGGGAATTTCCTGTCTTACGAATACGATGTCTCGGCAGACCCGGTGGACGCTTACTCAAAGAACTTTATTGAAGATGAGAAAATCCGCCTGTGGGTAGAGAAAGAAAACATCGAATACTTCAAAATGCTTTACCAACAGATCGGCCTTCAGTACAAAGCACCTGAGTTTGTCCCGGAGACGGTTGAGGAGTTGGAGCTTTACGAGATGAACGGAGGGTTCAAGCCCGCCTATGCAAAGGCGATGGAGCTTGTGATCAAACACTCGATGGACATCTCGTATTGGAGAGATGAAGTAAAGAAACAGCTATACAAAGACATCATAAACTTAGGGTTGTTTTGTGTACGGGATTACTACTGCAAGGTTGACAACAAGATCAAGGCACGCTATGTTGACCCTGAATACCTTGTCCTGCAATACAGCCGGCATCCGGATTTCCGGGATATAGAGTTCGCCGGCGAGTTTTACGATGTGAGCATCACAGAACTGCTTGCCGAAGGGTTTAGCCGGGAACAACTTGAAGGGGTAGCGAATGAGTACAGTGGCTACAAAGGCAATCCTACCGCAGAGAAATGGGGGATATACAACACACAGGTAGAGGCAAACATCTACGGGTATGACTTTTACAAGGTTTGTGTCTTTGACTGTGAATGGGTTGACTCGGATGCCAAGACGACGCTGATACATAAAAACCGTTTCGGCAAGGAGACGATGACAGAGGTGGAGTATGGGTATAGTAAACGGCTCACACCAAATCAACGGCTTGTAAACACACAACAGCGATTCCGGTATTGCACGAAATGGATCGTAGGGTCGAAGTTGATCTATGACCACAAAAAAGATACCGATCAGACAAGACCGAATAAGAAAAGCGTATCGCTCACGTTCCACCCGTATAAGCTGGGGACGAAATCTATCACCAGACAGCTGATCCCCCTTTACGACAACTTCCAGATTTTCTGGATAAAATACCAGAACGCTATCGCAATGGCTGTGAATAGCGGGTACGCTATCAATGTGGATTCGCTGGCGAATATCAAATCTGTCAAAGGCAAGGATGCCCGTGAGGAAGGCATCAAGCGGTTTTTAGAGAGCGGGTTTTTCTTCTACAAAGAGAACAACCCGCAGGGCATGCGCAACACCATCATGCGCCCTATCGAACAACTCCCCGGTGGCATCGGACAGATTTTCACAGACATCATCGCAGGGTTTCAGTTCAACGCCCGCATGATAGAAGATATCACCGGCATCAACCCCGTAGCGCTTGGGGCTACCCCAAACCCATCTGCCCCCGTCGGGACGACGGAGATCGCCGTGCGTTCTATGACTACCACCTTAAAACCATTGCTGTCTGCTTACCTGTATGTGAAACAGGCGACGGCACAAAACATCTGCCGTTGGGTTCAGGTTGGAGTTCGGTATAATCGGCTGATGAGAGAATCCTATGCCTCGGCCATAGGCGACTTCAATATTCAGTTGCTTGCAGAGGCCGAAGGGGATAACGTGCTGTATGGGGTTAACCTTGTGGCAAGACCTACCGACGTAGAGAAAAAAGAGCTTTACGAAAGCGCTAAGATAAGCCTGATGAATGGACGTGAGGGGAAGCCGGGCATCGATGAGAGCGACTTCTTTGCCATCGTACGGATTATAGAGGGGGGTGGCTCTTTGTTGTTTGGCGAGACAGTCTTGCATAACAGGATACGTAAGGCACGTGAGGAGTTTCAACGTTCGCAGATGAACATGCAGGCGATGAACGCCGAGATACAGCAGAAGGCACAAGAAGCAGCCCGTAATGCTGTGCTTGCCGAGAAAAAGATAGATCACGACTATAAACTTCAGGAGATGGGGGTGGAGCATCAATACCACATGAAAGAGATACGTGCTCAGGAGGGGATCAGGACGATGAAAGAGGTGGGCGTAGCCCGGATAAAAGGAGAGCAAAAAGAAGGAAATCCACAACCTGAGACGGTAGAAAAAACATAGCTTTTTGCATTGCT